GAGGAGATTTGATTATGGAACAAGAAAGAAAAATCGGAGAGGTATTTGAATATAATGGAGAAAAAATTATCGTGAAAAAAGATAGCGATTTTATATACGGATGCGATAAATGCGTCTTTAATGGTAGACCGGAATGCTGTAATTATTATTGCTTGTATTTTGAAAGACAAGATAAACAAGATGTGCACTTTGAAAAAGTGGAGGATTGATTATGAAAGCAAACCTTATTTTATTTCTTGCAATATTCATCATATCAGCATTACTCATCGGTCACTTCCGACTGGCATTCTCACCGTTCAGTGTATCCTTTCCCTATTGGCATAGGGCTGTAGGAGTTGTTCTTATCGTTGTAGGATGCTTGGTCTACAACATAGGTGAGCATGTATCCGGTTACAAGAAAGGACTGGATGAAGGTATGGAGATTGTTTTGAAAGAGTTAAAAAAAAGATACAATGAAGAAGATAATGTTCAATGATAAATATAGCCTAACCCAGGCTGTATTGGATGGTCGGAAGACTATGACGAGAAGAATAATCAAATGTCCAAGAACTTTTAAAGGAGAATGGGTTGCCGGATTCAATATACACAGACGCCATTCTGACAAAAAGATTGTTGATTGGCCTTGTATGTATGATGCAGATGAAAGAGAGTTTGATATGGGCGAGATATTGCCGAAATATGAACTTGGAGAAGTTGTTGCCATTGCGCAATGTTACAAAAGTTTAGGTATGAATCCCGAAATCGCACTTGATGATAAAGACGGAATAGGATTTTATACTAAAACAAAATTTGCACCCGGTTGGAAAAACAAGATGTTTGTCCGCGCTGACCTTATGCCACATCATATCCGCATTACCAACATCAAGATAGAACGGCTTCAAGCGATTTCGGACGATGAGTGCCTACATGAGGGTGTAGAATTTAGTCAAGAACAATACAAATATGATGGTACGAAATCATATTTTGTTCAAAATATTACAGAGATAGGAAGTAGATGGAATAGAATGTTCTGTAAGCATTTCGGTACCCCTCGTGAAGCCTTTGCCGCTCTCATAGATAAAGTATCCGGCAAAGGGACATGGGAAAGTAATCCTTATGTCTTCGTTTACGAATTTGAACTGATTGATTAAAAACGAGAAAAGATATTGATTATGAAACGTGAAATAAAATTCAGAGGGAAAAGTACTGATACGGGGAAATGGATATATGGATTTCTCTCTTTTTTCTATACTGCCGGAAGGGGCGAAAACGGACTTATCTTCACAGACAAGGCAAAGATATATTCTCCGGAAAACTGCCGGTGCGATGACGTATGGGCTGAAACTGTTGGGCAGTTCACCGGCTTATGTGATAAGAACGGTGAAGAAATATACGAAGGTGATATTGTTGAATGCAACGGAGATATATGCAAGGTTATGTACAGTAATCATTATGCCGGATTTGCGCTTGATAAAAAAGGTTGGCTATATCTCCACTTCTTTGGAGAAGCATTTAGTAATAAAGATTGTCTTGTTATTGGCAACATACACGATAACATTGAGTTATTGAAATAAAACAACCATGAGTAAATACATGAATTGGGAACTCTATGATAAACCGCCTGAAGGCTTCTCCATTGACAAGCATACTGGTTCTCCTTTGACCGGATACGACTTTTACACAAACGGGAAAAGCGTCTTAAACGGAGGAGTAAGAATTCTTGTAAAAGCTATGAATGTTCATGTTAACAACATAACAGACAACCATCACCCCGTGAAAAAATCTATCCCCAATAGCAAAGAACCTAAACAAGACCCGATGATTAACCGTAATGTGCGTCAACGGGTAAATGTCTTTGCACGCGAGAGGTTTAAAGTAAAGCTGCTACAAGAAATAGAATTTGATTTAATGGTGTGTCAACTCGAAGGCTGGAGCATGGAAAGCTACGTCAATGAGCTTAAGCAATTGATTGATGATGTTTATCGGAGAATGGTTAAGACAAAGAAAAGGAATATCGAGACTACCAGTAACCCAAAACTTGAATTTAAAGATGAATGAATTATATATACCTCCACAGCGATTAAACCGCAACCCTATTAACGGGCGGTTTTTGAAAGGAAGTATCCCCCATAACAAGGGGAAGAAATGGGATGATTACATCCCTTCGCATAAAAGGGAAAGTATGATTAAAGGATTAGCTTTAGGGAGAACGGGAAACCCTAATATAGCGGGCTGCAATGCAAAGAAAGTAGTAGCTATAAAGAGCGGACGGTTACAAGGTGTTTTCCAGTCCTCTAACGATGCGGAACGAAAGACTGGCATTTGCGCCCGTAATATCAGGAATTGCTGTTCCGGAAAGCGTAAACACGCTGGCGGCTATCAATGGTTTTGGGAAAGCGATAATAGTTGGTGTGAATTAATTATAAATGAATAATATAACCATGAGTAAATTAGAGCACATCGCCACAATTGATTACTGCTACTGGAGATTAAACAAGCTCAAAGAACAGCTTTCCAAGCCTAAATCGACTATGGAGCAGTTGGTTGATAAAGCCTGCGGTTATAATGAAGTAGAAGAAGTGAAAAAGGAAGCTATAACCCTTTTGGAACAGATTGTTGAAAGTAAAAAGGCTATCGGTGTGAATTATTCGGGAGATAGCAAGTTCCTTGATAAATTAAAGAACAAAGAAACGCATGAGTAAACTATACAAAGCAACCCTCTTCGGCAAATCATTCATTATAGAATGGTTCAGTTATGCAGATAAATGGTATCATAAATTTAGTATAATAAAATAATGGATATAACAGAATTAAAAATCGGTGACCGGGTGAGAATAAAACTCCCGTCACCACAAGGAGAAAGACTTTCCATACCCATGCAGGTAATAGGGCTGCTTTCTAGTTTCAACAATCCAAGCCCTAAAGATACGGTATATCTTGACTTTGAAGGAAATGAGGGAGATATATGGGAAGAAGAAGTACAAAATTTAGTGTTTTCAGACAATGAAGAGAAGTCATGAGAAAAGCAGACAGAATAATCAGAGACAGACATTCCCGCATCCCGGACAAATACAAGAAGATTGACACTACGGTCAACGGGGATGTAGAAAGCCTTGCCGAACAACACAAGGAAGTGGAAAGAAGGCTATTCCCTCTACGCCTTAACAAGACCACTGTTATTTACGTCACAAAAGACAAACAAAATGAAGCATATGCAGCGAAGTCACGTAAACGGATGGGGATAGCAGAGCCGAAGAAACCTTTTGTCGACCCACTTTCGGAAGAAAACATTACCAAGTTGTACAAGGAAGAAAATATACAGCCCCGCAGAATGGCAGAGATGCTGAATGTAAGTGTAAGGACGATATATCTAAGGTTGGCTAAGTATGGACTTACAAAAGTTAAATGCAGATAATATGAAAGAGAATAATATTTTAAACAAAGAGATTTATGCAGAGGCTATGATAGCAGCCTCTAAGGTTGATTTCCTTGAAAGCAAGGATGAGATTAAGATGTATGCCACTTCGCTGTATAACGCGATGATATGGGGCAGAAAAGTAAAATATTAAGTTTTTTATTTGGCGTTATAGAAATTAGAGGTATATTTGCAGCGTTACACTTTATGATAGGCAGACGGTTGTCTGCTATTAGCAGGCATTTTTTATGCTTGTAAGTACGCTGTATATATAATACAACGGCTGTTTAACCCCGTGCTATTGCTTAATGGCGTAGCAACTGCCTATCAAGGAGTGTAACGAACGGGAAGTGAACAGCCGTTTTTCTGTTCTATAATGCCAATAAATTCGTTATAACTATGGCTAAAAAGATTATTTTATCAAAGGAGAGTAGCGAAAGCGAAATCAAAGCGTATTTCAACGCAGTGTTAAAGTTGTCACAATCTGATGACGAGTTTCCCGTAAATCTCGATGAAGTTTGGCCCTTAGTCTATTCTGAAAAAGGAAAGGCTGTTAGAGCATTGACTTCAAATGAACAGTTTATTGAGGGGGTTGATTACAAGACGCTTGCCCAAAATGGCAAGCAAGATGAAGTAAGTTGGGGAGGTAGTAATAAAATTGATTATAAACTTACCGTTTCCTGTATGGAGTTCTTCATTGCAAGAAAAGTAAGAGCTGTTTTTGAGGTGTACAGGGAAGTATTCCATCACGCCGTTCATAAAACTATTGAAGACAAGAAGAAGCCCCAGCAATCGTTAGTGCTGAAAGACCAAATTACATGGGTAAAGGAAACTAAGAAGCTTCTTAATCTTGATAATCATTCCACTTTAGGTATGCTTCAAAAAATAGCTGACCCTCTTGGATTGCCATTGCCCGAATTTGTTGATGAGGAAGCGGCACTACCAATATCAGAGCTTCTCAAACAGAAAGGAATTATGAATAAAAAAGGGAAGCGTATGAGTGGACAAGAGGGAAACAGAAGATTGCTTGAAGCCGGATTGATAGAACAAGTGACAAGACATAGCAAAAGCAAAGGGAAAGACGTTCCTCAATGGATTATCACAAAGAAAGGTGAGAAATATGGGAAAATGCACCAACACAAAGACGCTTCATTCCCTTCTCCTATATGGTTCTTAAAAACATCGAATGAATTGCTGTCATTAATGAATGTAGCATAGCCTTAAAACTAATTCTTGCTCACCTTATAAACGAGGTGAGCAAACCTTATTCAATTCATTTGAGTGAAATAAAAAATTTTAGTTCACTTGATTTACAACGAATTGCATTTTAAATAAAAGACTAAACAAATATTCATCATGGAAAGAAATACAACACCCGCTAAGAAGCAATACGACCTTAGCGCAATAGACGAATTATTCAAACATAGCATAACACCCGAAGAACTTAGAGGGGAGCTCATCGAACTGGTGTTTGATTACGCACAATACGTAGAGGAAGGTGCTACCGACTTGTTCAAATGTCACATAGGTACGCTATATGTGCTATATAAGGCTTTAGAGGATGTAAAAGAATTAGAGACACCAAGCTAATACCATCACCAAAACAGCAAGCGGTATAACCCAATGGAGAACCCGTTCAAAGCGTTCTAAACGTTCCATTGGATAACTTGGAAAAGGCGGCAATAGTCCATGTAAAGGACATTGTCCGCCAATTCAAGCAGTTCATCTATGTAATCCCTTTTTCGCATCACGTTCAAGTTTTCTACGTTGTTGGCGGTTTATACCATTTGCTATGGCAAGGCTGTTCAGCGTATCTTTCTGTTCGGGAGAAAGCATGTTATATACTTCTTCCCGTGATTTGCCTGATAAAATGGCTTGTACTATTTTTTTAACTTCCATTTGGTACATAAAAATCAGTGTTCGAACTTGGATACCGCCCGGACACAAAAAAGGCGGTAAAACCATGTTGGAATTACCGCCTTAAATTTTCAACAAGAAACTGCTAAATTTTAATTAAATCACATCCTAATACATCTGAAATTTTAGCAATTGTACTCAATGTGAAATTATGAGTTCCACATAACCATTTACTTACCTCCGATTTCCGTTTTCCCATACGTTTGGCAAGTTCTGTTTGAGACATGCCTTTCTCTTTCAAAATAGCATCAATCTTGTCAGATAATGCAAACGACATATCTACCTGTTTCCTTACGTCATTGGGAATATCCGAGATACAACTTTTAAATAATTCGTTTGCGTTCATAACTCAAAGGTTTTACTTTCTATATCTAATATTTCCGTTTCCTCTACAGTGACAGAACCTTTCTTAATAGCTATTCTGAGGATATTATCAAACTTCTGCAAATCCATTACATACCCACTCAGTTCTTCACTTTCGTTGTATGTCTTGTTTTGCTTTATCCCACCGTTGCCTGCAATTAATATTTTATCAGATATTCTTAAACAGTATAATCTAAGCTTGCCGGATGTTATCGGCAATGCGCATACATTATCTTTTACCTTTCCTTCCGGTCTAAAATAACGCTCAAATACACCATTGTCTAATATCTTCTTCACTGCTAAAAGGATTATTTGATAGTCTCTTCTAAGCTCTGCATTATCTTTAAATTTCATCAGAAACTTTTCAAATTCGGAAATATCTTCACCTTCAAAGCAAATAGTATATAATGTAGCCTTATCTGACTTATCTACCAATTTTACATTTATCACAGCCATACAGTTAACTTTTTCTGCCACAAATATAACAAGATAAGTAAACAAAGTGTTCACTTTAAAGTGTATTTAACCGGGTTTATTCACATATTTAACAAAATATGCAGTGATTTGGCGGTAATTCCAACAAGTCAAAGAACAATTTACATAATATTTTCCAGTATTTCCCAAATTGGAAAGGACTGGTATTGTCATTCCAGTAATTTTCTTCTGCAATGTTCACACAAAAATTTCTTCGCCACCGGGAACATCTTCTGTCCCACATATCCGCTAAGGTACTGCGCCTCTTCCCCGTATGGGTCGATGCCGAACACCCGTGAGATATGCCGGCATAGATGCCCCTTTTCATGGTCGAAAGAGTTCTGAAACTCTTCCGGCGAAGAAGTAAGAGCAATAACCATTACGGTCTCTCTGCTCCGGATATTGGAGTAAGTGATACCCGTATTCAGATTGCAGGAGCGCATGTTCTTATAGGCATTCACCAAATCCAGCCCCCTGCATCCCACCCGCTGAAGGTCGGCGATGATACGGTCGGTATAATAGCAGTCCACCGCATAATATACACGCACTTCCCAATCATAATCCGGTATATAAAATTCCTGTATTATCATAGGCTACATCATCTGTTCCCACATGATAGGGTTGCCGGAGCCTATGCAGTCGGCATAGAACCGAGTGAAAGGCATTCCATTGTAAGCGTCCACATCATCTATGTAATCCTTAATGAACAATGCGAGATGGGCTTCGTCAGTGATAGAACTTTTGTAGTAATCCGACTTCGCCATGTTTGCCACGTAAACGCTGTCGTACCCTGCATCCTTCTCCAGGTTTATACTGTACTTTTTAAGAAGCTCCTCTACCTGTTCTTTGCTGATTGGTTCAAGTTTTTCCTCCTTGCCCGTAGATTTGTTTTCCATCTTCATGTGGGAAACAGCCCATAGGCACATCTTCTTGCTGAAATGCCATCCGTACTGGCTGAGATAGTCAGCCATTGCAGGCGGTATTCTGTCGTATGTATCTAATCTTTGTTTCATATTTTCCTGATTTTAAGTGATTGGCAAAAGAGGGGAATAATCCCCTCTCCATTACATGAACTCTCCGTTGGCGCGTCTGCGTCTGCGTTCGCCCATATCATCACCGTAAGGCTGTGAACCGCGGCGTTCGCTGTAAACCGGATATTCCGGGAAGTAACCCGGCATACGGCGTTCGCCCATATCTGAGCCGCCGCTATAACTTCCACCGCGTGAACCACCGCTGTTACGATAGCCCATTTCACCGCCCTGCATCTCACGCATGGCTTTCTCGTAACCATAACGGCAACCCTCTCTATAGGCTTCTTCCATAGGATTACCGCCTCTCATACCGAAGTCACGGTCATATTCTCCGCGTCCTTCCTCCAATATTTCCCACATTCCCATATTATTTCTTTGTTTTAGATGTTTCAGCCACTCCGAGTTGTTCCATAAGCCGTTTGTTCAAATCCATAAGGTCGGACATGTTCTTGCTCATTTCCGCCATTTGCCCTTTCAGGGAGGATATTTCCTGTTCCTGACGTTGTTTCTCTGCAAATTCGGGGTTCAAGAGCGTCAGCATCTTGTCACATCCCGCAATGACAGAATTGTGGAAGTCCATGCTATTGATAATGTCTATGCTTTTCTGTTTCATAGAAGCGACCTCGTTGTTCATCGCATCACGAGAGCATGACACCACGATATTGCCGTTCTGCCCGAAGTCGGCTATATCCATGCCGGCAGGTAGATTTTGGAAAGTAGTGTTCTGCCCGTTGATACAGACAACGACATCCACAACCATTTCCATTTGGGGCAACTGTCCCATAGGGGGTGCCATAGGATATTTCGGCTTGGGAGCGGAAACGCTGACTACCGGACCGTATTCGATAAACGGGTTAGCATCCTTATGAAGTATATACAACTGGTTATTGGTACGAAGTGATTGAAACATATTGGTTTGATTTTAAAGGGGTGTGGCTATTCCCATTTTGGAAACAACCACAAAGCCCCATGTTAACTACTTGCTCTTTTGAGCGGTTGCTTCTGCTGTCGGAGTCGGTGCCGATGCGGTTGTCGGACGATACCCACCGTTAACAAGGAACAGTTCGTTGGTGTACTTGTTATAGTGGATTTCGTAGATACCCGTTCCAGCAAGGTTGCCGACAGTCACCGGCTCATTATTGTAAGCCAGCAACGGTCTTGTATCCCCGTTAGTCCCTATCAGTATCGGGAGTGTAGCAGTCGTACCAGCAGGTATTGCCTGGCGGAGACTGACATAGAAACCGCCTACATAGCTTCTGTTACGGAACGCATGGTTAGGAAGTTCCAAAGTCACGTTCTCCGTGCCGACTGTTACGGCTACCGTAGGAAGGGTATTGAAATTAGCCCTTCCAATAGTAGGGAACAAGAAAGGAAATCCTGTAAAAAAGTTAGGCCACATAATTACCCCCTTTCTTACCGGAATTAACCCCAGTAGTTGTTACAACCACAACCGCCACGTCCATACATTGCATCACCGGCGTAAGCACCGAAAGCCGCAGCACGGAAACAATCTGTGTTGATGGCTTGCAATTGCGGGTATGGCACTGCTACTGTAGGCGGCATTGAACAGCGGATTTTATCCACATCTCCTTGCAATGCCTGCAAGCCTGCTGCCAAAGGAGCAATCTGTTGTCCTACTGAATTCAGGATAGTAGCATTCTGGTTACGTTGGGAGATTTCAGCAGTCAAAGTGGCTTTTTCTGCTGTAAGAGCCGCAATCTTGTCCTGCAATGCCTGGTTCTGCATGGCGTCCAGCTTTGCAAGGATAGCATTGGTATTGGCGGTCGCACCGTCACGCAATGAAAGTGCATTCTGATTGGCTGTGTTGACAAGCGCGTTGGTCTGATTGCACATCGCAAGCTGGTTCTCATAGCCCATTGTGGTAATGGCGTTCTGAGTCTTGCAGCAACAATCTGCAATCTGAGTAAGAACAGCCTGATTTCCGGACTGGAATGCGTTGATGATTTGCTGGCTTGACATGCCCACCTGATTGCCCACATTGGCGATAAGTCCCTGGATGTTGCACAGGGCGCTCTGTAACTGTTGGGTAGAGCAGTTCAAAGAAGAAGCAAGCTGGTTGATGGCATTGCCATTGCCCTGAATGGCTGACATCAGGTATTCACGACCGACATCACCGTTAAGCTCAGCAGGCAGACCGCCACCATTGCCAAAGCGGTTGCCGAAGCCGTTGCCGCCCCAACAGAACCACAAAAGGATAATCCAGATGAACCACCACGAGCCGCCCCATTGGTCTTGGCTGCCACGTCCCTGGTTCAGTAAAGCGAGAAGTCCGGGGTCTACACCCTTGCTTCCCATCAAGTTGGGCAACATAGCCATGATGTCGAATTTGCTTCCGCCACCATTTCCGTTGTTCCCGTCTTGATTGAAGACATACGTTCTTTCCATAGAGATTTATATTTTGTATTACGGTCAAAATCAACCGCATCACAAAAGTATAAATACCGGTACTGCCATGAAATCAGTTGTTTCCCAACGCTTTCCTAATGTTTTCCCAATATATTCTCAACATTTTCCCGCCTTCCATACGTTCCTGGAAATTGGAAATCATGTAGTTTATCGCACGTTTGGTCTTGTGGATTTTAGGAGCTATCTGCGAAGGATACATTCCCCTTTCGATAAGCAACTGTACAAGCAAATAGCGGGCGTCTACGGTTTCCGTATCCTTATCCGAAGATAGTATCCGGCTGGCGGGTATTTCGGTCTCCTGCGCCACGAGATTAATTGTTTCGGCAAAGATTTCTGATTTACACATAGTTTTTCTGAATTTTATATTTATCTTTGCCCTGCCACATAAAACATGAGATTAAATGAACAAAGCATAAGATAATGCGTTGAAGATATTAAAGCCTCCAACGTGCATTGTCTTATGCTTATCATGTTTTTATGTGGCAATATTAACGTGAAACGTTGGGGGCTTTCTTTTTACTCTAAGCCCCGAAAGAGTGTCAACTACAAGCCAACTTCTACATCGTTAATTTATTTCTTATCTTTATGGTGAGCCAAACAATTACGAACAAAACACATGTCAGATTTATCGAAATGCTGACACCACCGTAATTGATTTTAAATTTTTCCCACCACGACAGTTCCCTCTCTACCGGATAAGGTTTGGGCACTTCAATCCTTCTTATCTTTTCGATAAAATACGGCATTTTGACCGTTACCGTAGCATGAGGATAAATGCCCAATGAATGGTTCAATATCCCGTTGCTAAATGAAGCATAGCTGTAGGCATACGGATTGCGAAGGAATGACGTTGTATCGGCAACAGATACGCTGTCCTTGTACGGTATCAGCTTCTCTTGAAATGTAGTATCATGGAAAACCACACTGTCAAGAACCTTTGTCTCAACCGGCATATAAACAGTCCTCGTCCTACAGGAATACACCGTCAACGCAAGAAATACTATATACACTAACTTCTTCATAACTTCAACAGATAATGATTAACAACCATGCCTGCACATATTGCGGCAACTCCATACAGCAAGTCTGCTTTGTTCCACTTACCGTTATAGTAGTGGCAACGGTCGCTGTTCTCCTTGATAAAGAGCATCAGCAGTGCAGTACTGCCACCGAATACTATGGCGGTGGATAGATAGACCACCGCACCTAAGATGTTATTTTTCATACCATAAATCATTAGTAAAACACTATACCGTAGCTCCATTGGCATCTACCCATGAAGAACCGTTCCACCATATAGGTTTACGCAGGGTCACATCAAAAAATTGAAAACCATTATCTGCATTGCCAGGACGTTGTGAAGTAACTCCTACATTTAAATATGGAATTGCGAGAAAATCAGTAAGCGGACTTTTTAAATTCCCACTCGTTGAGACCAAGACTCCCTGATTGTAAAAGAAATGCGGGTATAAAGTTTTGTCCGGTATATCGTCCTTTACAGGTTTCCACAGCAATACCGATGTCTTCATGCTCGACCAGGTGGAATCATGTTCACCGATTAGCGCACAGTCTGAAAAATCCTGAAACGATAAGGTTTCAACGTCATTAACCGAACTGAATCCAACAACAACTTCTTTTTTCCCGTTAGGTGACTCTCTGTATACCTCAAACCCATAGTTCTTACCTGGGTTTATATAGAAATATGGCGTTTTCTCTTTATCACTATCAGTAATATCTATATTAAGAACACGTTTGGCAATAGGTATATTTTCTCCACACAACAGATATATTGTATATTTATAACTTCCATTTTCCCTATTATTAATAATATTACCGATATTCCTTAATTCAATATTTCCTTTGTTAAAAGCGTCCATAACATACTGACGCATTCCTAATGTAGTCGTTCTATTATAATTATAATAACAGGCTTTATACCAATTTGTATCAACCAATGTTCCTCCTATTCTACAGTTGAGAAATACGCAATCCATATCCACAATATCAGTATTATTCAAAAACTCAGGCATTGTCATATCTCCGGCTTTATCCCATAACCCTCTAAAATAACAACCAATATATGTTACACCTTGATTTTCACTTAATATCCTGCTATTCATATAAAAATAGCAGCCTATAAAGTTGGCTTGAATGAGACCTCCACTACCTTCAATTGTAACTCCGCTGATTTCCCAGTGACAGCCGGTAAAATTAGCTTTGATTTTTTGAGTTAATGTTATATTGCTTTGTATGCAATTAATGAAGTTAGTATACAGTCCTCCTCTGAATGTACCTAACTTATAATCAAAAGTCCTTTTTTCGTTATACCCTCTGAATTCATTTACCGAATTAAATATCCAAGCATCTCCCGCTAACTCTTGTCCCTCATTCATTTTGGATATAGTACCATCCCTTAACACCACATTTATAGCATCAAGCCGGTATGTTACATCTGAATAGGTATCCTCCCATGAATAATAAATGACATTATGCCAACGCATGACATCAATATATCTATCAGCCAATGCCAGTATATAAGGAACCCGCCTTATATTCATATTATCCAAATGTACAGGACCCCCACTGATTATGACAGGAATTTGCCAATTACGGTATTTCGTATCGCTGCCTTTAGACATGATAAATCCTTCTTTGATTGAAAGCCCGATAGAAGAGTATGCCGATCTCCAATCATTTATTCCATCATTCATGTTTATGACAATATGGAAATCTATGAAAGAAGACATATTCATGTCAATCGACAATTCATTCAAAATCTTTGCATCTATGTCTTTGGTAAACAGATAAGTCTTCTTATTGGAACATCTTATACTGCGACATATCCGCACGATTGCATTAAATGCATCAGAGCTGTCTGTTTTACCGTCATTGGACGCGCCAAACCATTCCGGCATTAAGTATTTGTTTTCTACATTCCCTTTGATATTCAACGCATTTAAAAAACGCCCCCCATTAAATTTTAGAATACACCCTTCAGGAATGCTTATCTCAGCGCCATCCAAATCAAAATCATACCTGATTTCATATATAGTATCAGGCTGATTTATCATTTCCTGGGTAAGAATATTCTTTCCACCAACAATATTCCTACGCAATATCTTATACCCCTTGCCGCTGAATCTGTCAGGACTAAAAGCACGGTCGGCAAATTTTAAAACACTTAAGCTTTCCCCTTTGTCTACAGACACAAGGTCTTCGTCGTCCGCAAGATTGTTTATTGTACCGCCACCACTTCCGTTAATGAACTGCTTGGTCGATTCAGACAGCATATCAGGAGTAACACGCTGGGAACTGAAATTTGAAATTGCATCACTTTCCGCATCCTTTATTTTGTCGATGGCTTCATCTCGAATATCGGTCAATTTATCTTCATTTGATTTCCAGTTCTCGATATTTTCAAATACTCCACCTGCAAATTCCCATGTCTCCACAAGTCCGCTATTGTTCAAGAATGACACTTTTAGCCCGGCTGTTCTTATATCTTCCGGAACTTGAACAATAGCACCTTCTAATGTATATCTATTACTGCCATCAATCCCGAATGAAGGATGATGAATGGAAACATTATACTCGGTTATATAGCTCATATATCCACCTTTTCCGGAACTAATGAAACTCTTTAGGGCGTTAGGGGTGATAGAACCATTTTCTCTGTCTTCTTGAAATGGAAACTGCTCATTACCAGTCAAAACATCTCTTTTGGGGAGTTGTCCAATTTGTTGTCCTTTTTCTGTTTTCTCTTCCATACTACTATTTATTTTTACTTGTAAGCAATATCGGCTCTTCATTAGTCAACAACAATGGAGCGTCATTGGCTAATAATAAATACCCTTCATCAGGAAATGGATGCGGCTTATTTCCGCCAGCACCGGGAAACCCTATGGTAAGTATGCTGATTACGGGAATGCCGATTATAGGAATGCTGATGTGAGGGATAGTGATTGGTTTCATAAGGCTATCCCTCTTTAATCATTTTCGCTTCTGACACTTTCGTAGCACTTCTTATTGTAATTTCCATACCTGCCGCTATGCCAATAAGACGAAATATCACATTGGAAGGACCTAAGGCTTGATTGGCATTTGGGGAAAGCGGGATAGGATTCATGCCCTCGATATTGGCAAATACAGTCACCATTCCGCCCTTGTTCTTTATCTGTATGGTAACGGGATTACCGTCACTGACAAACGTTGCGTAATACGCTGTTTTGCCTTCTTCTTTTTGAAATGATAAAACTTCTGCTGCCATGATGTTTACTTTTTAGAGTTATTCAAATAGTTCACAATTCCCTGCACATGCAAGTCCACTATTGCCCGCTTCCCCTCTTCCGATAATAAGAAGCCAACATCTTCCTTATTGTCTTGGAATAGGTTCTCTGTAAGGACTGCCGGGCACTTCGTGTGCTTCAAGATGTAGAACCCGCTTTCCTTATCAGGGTCGCCATCCGTCATATCCTTGCGTATCTTCATACCCGGCAAAAGTCGTCCGGCTGCCACATATAAGCTATCAGCTAATTTATCGGCTTTCGTCTGACCTGCCGAAGTCCACGCTTCCCAACCACGTGCCTGCATCCATTCAGAGCCGCTTCCCGCTGCATTACAGTGGATAGATACGAGGATTGTGTCACTTGCCTTGTATTCGTTCGCCCTACGGCAACGCTCCGATAGAGGAACGTCTATTTCCTCTTTGACGATACGTTCTGCGTCAACACCTTGTTTGCGCAATTCCGCTTCCAAACGTGTGGCAATCTCACGGGCATACGCATACTCTTTCAATCTTCCGTCTGGTGAACACTTGCCCGGAGTGTTACTTCCGTGTCCGTTATCAATCAATATTTTCATTCTGCGCGTCCTCCTTGAAATATTTGTCATAAACCACACGAGCCACCCATCCGGCAACAACACCGACACCGAATGATACAACAGTAGTCAAGTTCACCCAAAACGGAGTGTAGTGCATGTAAAGCATAACTCCCACGATGATAGCGATAACAATCGCTGCGATAATCAGTTTCTTTTTCATTTTGTTACTCCTTATCTTTAGTTATTATTTCACTCATATCTTCTTTCTCGACATCGAGCACTTTCTTTCCGAACAATCCCAACGCTTTCAGTAAGTTGAAATTATATCCCTTTGGCTTCAAGATATTGCTTATGATAGAGCAGAACTCTATGAAGCAGACAAACAAGCATGAATACACATCAATATTCCATTTATTGCCGGAAGCAATGTTTATCATCACCACCATACAGACAAAAGCAAAGTATGTTACCATTTTACCCATAGTACGGCGCACAGCACTTGAAAACCGAAATTCTTCACCCAATAGCAAGCATTTCCTTATCCCGAACATCAAATCGCATACAACGACTGAAAATGTTACTATCAGCCACGGTATCATATGTTCCAATGACTGTGCAATAAAACTGCTTGCTATTACCGAGAAACCACCCGGTATGCTTTGGGTAATAATGTTATTCTTCATCTTATCGTTATTTGTCAATTATTCATATCTTTGTGTCTCTTATCAAATAAGTGAACTACTGTCATTCCGTTTTGCTCGTGAGAGTAGGACGGGATTTTCATATCTTGCCGTAGTATCTGAGCCATGCACCCCATTTGCGTTCTTTCAAGTAGTTCGGGTTGTCTTGGTTAAGTTTGGCTTCCATTTCAAATGCGCTCGCACGGTAAGCGTTTTTATTAACCTTGCCATCCCCAATCTTGTTGTCGGTAAACATATGGTACACGAAGCTTACAAACCATTCTGCCAAATAAAGAATGTAGTAGAATAGTGGGATAAGGAGCAACCACCATGCACTGACATAGAGTGACAATAATACGGACGGGATAGCCGCTATCTCCATACACTCGAAGAACTGTTTCTGATGTATCCGTTCATGACGTATGGTCGTTTCGGACAACTCCTTCAGCTTCGTAAGGATGAAGCCGAAGAGCATTATAGTTGTGTAGCCGCCAAAGAGGATGAGTTTCGCAAACCAGTTTTCATAAAATACTTTTACTCTCATAATCAAAAAAGTAAACACTTTGTTATTTTATTAATATTATTGTTTTACGCATTCATTAGAACACAACCCAAACCGAAAATCCCTGTACTATCTGCAATATCAAATACACTATCGCCATTATTAACGACAGAATCAGTTATTTCTGTAACAAGATTATTGGATATATACTCCTTTTGTGTAATAGCTCTTATTGGAGTATTATCTTCATTAAAAAGACGAATAGCAGTAGGTGCTCTAAATGAATACCATTCGATATATTGTTTTTTTATTTCAGTTCTTACTGAATCTCGATATAAATAAATAGGGATACTACTAAGATTGCAAATAAGAACATATTGTGTATTAATTCCTTCATGTACTAAATCATCTGCAAATGTAATATTATCAACAAGTTGTTTAATATCAAATTCTTTGCCAGCAATCAGCTTATCTCCAGCAAATAACCCTGAGGTCAATTCTCCTATTTTTAACATAATCATTATCCTTTAATCGGTTACACAATATGCTGTATTGTCATCCTTAGAGCCAATAGCCTCGTACTCGGCAGCGGTTTTCTTGGTGAGGGTGGTGAGGTTGTCGGAAACGAGTATATCTTTTACTACGAAAAAATTTGTAGCATTTGAATTCAATGCAATAAAAATTCTTTTTGTAACTAAGCTAATATTATTTGCATCGGCAATAGAAGTATGAGTATAAATAAACGAAAGTTCATAAGCTCCATTATCGGGATTGCAATATGTGTGACTCGTACTTACTTTAAAGATTTCTTTTTCTGTAATTTTTAGGAATAAAATATTATCACTTAATAATCTCTGTATAATATTTTTAAAATTATCAATGCTTCCAAATACAAGATTTATTTTTGATTCGGCTTCTCCTGCTTTAACTTCTTGATTTGAAATCAACTGTATATGAGCTTCATCTGTAATCGTAAGCATAATGTGTTTATCATCCACATACTTCTTCGTTGCAGGCTGGTAATCGCCCGTAGGGGTGAAACTTTCACTGTTGGTTTTGGTGAGGACGTCGGATTTTTCAGGAACTTCCGCCCAATTCCCATTCTTACGACCGTATGCCTTGCCATCAGTTGGCGCTTCGTCTATACCGCCAATCTTCCCCTGGCTTACCCATTCACCGTTCACCCATGCGTAGTAATCATAAGGGGCTTCCGTACCTACAGCCATGAACCCGTCAACTGCCGAACCATCGGGAACAGCGGATTTCAAGGCTTCAAGGGTGGCGTATTCGCCGGCTACCTTAAATGACTTTCCTGGTTCTCCTTGTATACCTGGCTCGCCTTTTTCTCCTTTCAAAAATTCTAAAGGATAATTGACCACAGAAGCTTCACTGTTGCTTCCTGAAGGTTTAAATGCAGGTAATGATGTTACATCATCCGCTTTGTCCGCATTCGGTACTTCATTAACCCCTATGGAGTTAGCCATAAGACGGGCAACTATTTCTTGATAATCCTGTTCTGTCCAAGCCATAATTATTCCTGTTTATCGGTTACTTCTTCCGGTTGATTGTTGATAGCACGATTGAGCGCGTCAATGAAGAAAGGTTTGCAAAAAGCATTTGCATGCTCTTGTATCAGGGCCACTTCTTCATCACTATACTCTGTCTCTTCATTGGAGTTGTATATCTTCAAAGCGAGTGCATGCGATGCGATACCGTTACCGTTCCGGTATAATACATTCGCAAAATTCTCTCTACAATCTATATTTTCACAATGCTTACGGGTAATGTCCGTAGCAATCAGTAATTGTTTAAAATTTATCTTTTTCATGAGCTTGGGTATGATTTAGTTAATCTTCCATCTTTATAAAAAGAAAGTCCGCTGATGCCAAGAGACACTTGGTATCTTGACCCACTTAAATTTGAAATCATTGACAATGACCCTGCAAAAAGGGTGGTAGACGCAGTTAAGTTGCCATCACTTGCTATATTGTCCAATTTTAATCTTGGGTAAGTAACAGAAGTACCTCCGCCTCCACTATCAAGGAATGAAATTCCACCCACATCATATCCTTTTGAATTATAAAATTTTAGGCTGTTTGAATTTGGGTTTATTTCTATTTTTGTACCTGACGAAGCGGTTGATATTTTGCCAACAATGCTAACATTCCCATTTTCGTCTATCACCAAAGAGTTGTTAGGAGTTCTTACATTTTTAAACACCCCGCTGTTTGCATTTATCTCTCCTTCAAAATATCCACCAATAGCCTTTATTGTCCCGTCTGCCTGAATAGACACATTCCCGTTGGCGGATATATTTCCGGTAAAGTATATATTTTTGGAAACCACGGAAATATTATCAAGTGCCACATTGATTTCTGAACCTAATCCGTCTTTTTTGACATATAATTTAAGTTCATCGGTAACCCCATTGATGTCCAGCCCCAACTGCGTTACATCTTCCTCTATTTTTGTAACAGACAATTTGAGGTTTTCCGCTGTCTGCTCAATCTGTGAGAACTTCTGATTATTACTTTCAGAAAGCTCCTTTACTTCCAACCTGATACTTTCCGCTGTCTGCTTTATTTCGGAACTCAATTTAGTATACAAATCCTCGAATGCGTTTTCGGCAAGAGCCAGCGAATGTATGTATATATCCCCCGTAAACTTCAACTCAAAATCGCCCGTTCCGTCCCATGTGCCGGAATATTCCTTCATTGCGTATTCCTCACCCGGTTCAATACGTTCGGTGAAATGCAGGTTCTGACCGGGAAATCCTATTGTCAGCGTTCCGGCTGTAGCTACCTTATACCGGAAAGAGATAAAGAACTTCTTCGGTTCTTCCCCTTCCTCATAGGTCGGTTTATTGGCTAAATCCGCATTTGACTGTTTAATTCCGGAAGAAAGGATACGAAGCACGTTTCTATCTCCGTCTCTAATAATGGCAGCCATAGCGTCCTTACGGGAATAGAACTTGTCGTTAACCAATAAGAACTTTCCGTTCACAGTAAAGAAGCGAACATCGTTCTTTGTCTCCCAACCGTTCGTATTGGATGCAAATGCCGCATTGTACAGATAATTATCCTTTGCCTGCACCTCGTCAAGCACTTTGGAAATTTCAGAGTAAATCAAATCTTCCAATATCTTGAATTGGGTCATAATGTTTATTCCCGTTTTCAAGATAAAGTCTCCCATGAACTTGTTGCCTTGCGGACTGATAACCGTCACTTCCTTACCTGCTAAAGAATAAGAATTTATTCCTGCATACTGGTGGATACTCGGTGCATCATCGCCATATACGGACAAGGTGATTGCGTTCTGACGCTTCTTGTCTGTTCTGTTTCCGAGCTGTACAAGGCTATCGCCTTCCTGTGGTATGTCGCTGTTTGCATCACAGTCCGTCTTGCTAAGGTCTATGTAATCCTCACCAACGCCGACACATAAGCGCCAATAGTAACGGTTGGATACATTCTCGTAGATACCCGGCTTGATATTGAAGTCTTGAAAACGTATCTGGTCGCCTTCCTTGAACGGGTTCTCGATAGCCGTTTCTCCATCATCCACCAAAAGATAGCAACGCCAAAAATCCTCGTGTTCTTCCACCTTTCCGCATTTCATTCCGGCAGCGGTGAACATGTAGTTTCCGCCTGCATAAGAGAGCTTCTTTATCTCCAACTCGGAGAACATCGCCTTAATACGCACAAAGAGTTCGTCCACTTCAATATAGGATTTACCCGTCTTGCTGTCTACTTTAATAACAAAGCCTTCACCGAGAGCACCGGAAGAAAAGTTCATGGACTGGATGTAGTCTGAAAACAATCCACCTAAGAACTTTATTAAAAATCCAGCTTCGTCCGGTCTGTCTTTTCTTATAAAGAACTTGGATAAAGCCTCTATATCAAGAGCCTTAAAGTAGACAATTCGGTCGGCGGAAGTCCTGATGAACAGTGCTGGGTCGGCATCTGCGACGCATATATATATTTCCCCGAGATTCAGACCTTGTAAATGCTCTTCATCACTCGGAGATAAAGCAGGGGGAGCTGCCTGATTGTTTTCATTAAGAGCATCACCAAACCATAATATTTTACTAAGCCTTTTTTTCATACCTCAACCTTATCAACATTAGTAAATGCAGCTTTTTCTGCGCTGAATTGCAACATCTCTCCATCTTTGGCGTGGTCTATCAGGAATGCAGGGAAAGAGGCGGAAGAACCAGCTTCAGGAGAGCCGCCAATACCTGCAATATCGTTATTCTGCAATTCAAGAGCCATATTTATATGGAACAGCTGGCTATCTTCAATAACTTGCGTCATTTCCGGAACAGAACTTTCCGAACGGACATATCTTGTCCCGTCAATTTCCACCATAGAAAGGCATAAAATACGGTTTATGTGTTTTGCAAACCAATAAGGGACGCCGCTTGAATTTCCTATCGTAAGATTATACACATCATAAGGTACTGCGTATAATTCTTCTATCTCTTGCATTTGGTTGCGATATTGCTCATTATCTATTCGAGGGGAATATCCTCCAGGTTTAAATCCTGCTTCCACACGAAAATTAAATACTTGCTGAATATCATCTACCCAAAATATGTTATCAAAAGCGGAGTTATTGCTTTTATGGGAATAACGGATAAGTACAGTTTCCTCTAACAAGTCGTCAGAGGAGCATACAATAAAAGGTTCTGATGTATATTCGTTGATTGTAACCGTATATACGGCATCCTCCAAGTCTCGAAGAATGGCGTAATACATCACTACATTGTCATTATGATTATATGTGGAAAGTGATATTGGTGTAGAATTTCCTGCGGCAAGATTGTTCAGGCTCGCTGAAACTTCCTCAGAAGCATTAGTGAATACCTGTATATGGATTTTATCAGAAGCGTGGAACTTCTGAATATAGTCCATATCAAGCCCAAACTTATCTTTTACAGGTGAGAAAAAAAGAGGGCAAACATCACCAACTTTTACCATGTCCTTTCGTCCTTTTATAGTGACGTGCAACTTCACACATCATGCGCAAATATACATACTATTTAGACCAATTCCAAATAATACCTTATAAAATAACGAGTGCCTGATAGACTTATATGGAATCTCCTCATCTATTAATCCACACTCTTGACTATCAAATAATATTTTACCGCTTCCGGTCGTCCATAATTATAGCTTGCACTTTTTACGTAGCCTTTATAAATATGTCCGTTCTTTTCCACCCGAATGTAACCCGTCAAGTCTGACGGTATTTCCAAATCTCCGGTCTTGACGGAAAGTTCTCCTACTGTGAACAGTTTGTTTCCCAATACAATGCTCGACCTTTCGCTAACTCCATTGATTGTCACATCACTGTTACCGTCAGATGATGTAAACTCCAACGCGTTGGCAAAAGCACCTATATACCTTGCGTTTGCTTCAATCATAAACCTTTGGGAATACATGGCATTGAACATAGTAGAAGGAGATATGACACCGGATATTGTATATCCATCCCTTACAAGCTTGTATTTTTCTCCGTCAAGTGATGCTCCAACAAAGAATATATCATTATCACTGTCGCTGTCAGTCGTATCTTCACCTCTTTTTTCCGCAAGAAATTCCATACCATAAGCATCGGCTCTATATGGGCTAACTAATTCCAATACGTTATCTGTCAATGTAATGCCGGTGGTGTATTCATTGGTAAAGCGGAATTCATCGCGACCATTTACACTGTCGTAATCCTGTTTGTCATACCCGACTTTTACCCCCGAATAAACCAGTCCGGCATTCACATTGTATTCCAAATCGGAAGTGCTGTCCTGCAAGTCCTTTATTTCTGTATCTTGGAATAAAGTATCACGATGAACAAATGTCACCTTCTCGTCACCGATTACAGGGACAAACCCGAATTCCGCGCTCATCCAATTGGCGAATTTGATATAAGATGTATATATTTTGGCATTGGGAAGTCCTCGTATGCTTTCTGCCGGAACTATCATCGCCATGTCTAAACGCTCATCTACTCCGGTGGCGATTTCACCCGTTACATTGTTCTTATCAGTTATAGACCTCAGTAAACGGTTAAGCAATACTTTAGGACTGATACAATCTATTTTTACAGATTTTCCACGCTCGGAAAAACTTATATTTAACGGTGTGTCAAGACTGTTGAATTTAAAATTAACGGGAAAATTTTGATATATAGGGTCAGATTTTGCAAGTGCTATATTGAAATTAATCATCTCACCTGGAGATATTGTCAAATTCTCATCAATATCGACAGTGTATGTATTAAATGTTTGAATTGTAGCGGATTGATAATATATTTTAAGCTCTTTACTATTTTCATTATAAGAGGAAAGCCGTATATATATCGGGAAGGATACGCCTGGTCTCTGATACGTAATGAATACACTGAATTTTACTTTTATCCGTATGGTCAAATCCCTGTCAGATATATTTTTGAACAGATATTCTCCGAATAGACTTTCCGTACTTTCAAATCGGTTTTCAGCCGTATCAAAAACCTCTACAATGTCCTTTGTTGCAATTTCCGGTTGTCCTAACATATAAAAAGGAATAGTATAATAAGCATTAGGATAAGCAGTCATTACATGGGAAACATTAGGCTCCTCTGCGTCACTTGGTATAGACCATTTTATATCACTGTTCATTAACAATCTGTCATAATCCAAAGGTTGGGACTCCTTTATTTCTTTTACCGGGTATTCATACTGCGTGCCTTTCTTTGCCTTAATCAAGCTTGCGAGACTGTTGTCGACGGCATTTATTTCGCACGTCGTATCATTGTAGGAAAATGTGGAGTAGTCCAAAGCACATCTGAACTTTTCATTTAACAGCCATGAGTTATTCCGGGTATAAAACACGAGTGTTGCAGATGAGTTCAGGTAATTCGACAAATATTCTTTCAGCAATAGCGAATAAGCGCCGTTGGTAAACTCAAATTTTGTGGAAAAACTACGAACAACTCCGTCATAATCCCCTCTCTTGAAAGACATCTCTACATCGTCCCAATTAACAAGCTCATTTGTGGCGTCATATGTCATTCCGCCTATCAACAGTTCACATCTGTAATACATATCTATTTCTTTTTTGAAGTTGAACGTATCATAGCATCTATGTCATCACACATACGCCTGACCATATAGGCATATTCTTTGGCGGAGAACGTGTTTTCATCAATGTGCATTTTTACATGGGACATTAAAGAAACGCGTTCTTTGGTAAAATATTCCCTATCCATTTTTATTTTCCCTATATCCGGAGATGTTTCCTGCAATTTTGCAAGGCGGTAATTGTCAGAAGCGGAAACGCTGCTTATCCGGTTCTTTATCTTATCATGTTCGTCCTCTCTGAATTTATAACCCAAAGCAGACATGACTTCTACAGCATCACTCCAGTTTCCGGAAGAAATGAGTTCCTGACATATGGCAAGACAATTTAATCGGATTTGAATTTTCAGCACTTCATTTTTCCGGTTTATTTGAGCGGAAACAGACTTTCCCCCTATTATTGATAAGTATTCATTGCATAGCTTCTCGGCCGCCAAAGCCTTTTCCCTGATACTATATCTTCCGCCTTGAACAACCTTATCAATATCCCCCAGGAATATGTCTATAAAGCGGGAAAGGCATATTTTGTTTAAGTCATTATATATCATATCTTATACTCTGCTTGAAATCCAATTATAATCCGCGATATGGTTGGCTTTCTTCATAATCCGACCAATGTTCTGCAATTGTTTGGTATTACTTTCCATCTTTCTTTCAAGTCGGCTGTAATCGTTGTTTACATTAACAACAATCCCCTCTTCTCTCATATTCTTTAGCTTTTGTTCCAATAAACCATAATCAGAAGTAAGCCCGCTACGGTCATAGATATATGATAAATCAGGGATTACCTGCGCATGCGCCGGAAGGTCTACCAATGTCGGCTTATCAGGAGTGATAAAAAGCCCGTTATTAGTTACGATACCCTCTTTCTTGCCGCCATCACCTACTATTGCCAAACCGCCGGGATGGTCTTTTGTTCCTTTGGCATATTTGGGAATGGGTTGGGCTGCTATTAGGGCTACTTGGGCGGCTCCCATAGCACCGACTAATGCAGCAAGAACTAAATTTGGAAGTGCTTTTGTCACAGCTAAAGCGGTTGCTATTCCTGCCTGAACAATAGAATTTGCTTTATCCCATTTGGCTTGCTTCTCTTGTAATGCAGCTTTTTTCTTTTCCAGCTCTGCATTTTTGGCGGCTGTCTTATCTTCGGCTGCACGTTTGCGAGCTTCTGCCTCTTCGGTGGAAATTGCACCATTTTCTTCAAGGGCTTCTATACGTTCTATTTCTTTATCGTATGCTTCATCGTTGGCTTCTTGTTCTTTTTCAACGTTTTCTATCCGGGCATCATATATATCGGTCATTAACGAAGTGATACCAAATACGATTTTTTCTACGCTTTTTAAGAGGTATCCAAAACTTTTTATCACATCTTCTGCCGTTCCTTTAAAAGTCAATTTTCCTTTCTCTGCTACCCCTACCATTATATCAGATAATCCCTCAAATATTCCTGCCGTTTCACCAAGAGTATCTCTTGCCGCATCATTCATTTCTGATAGACCACTCTTAAATTTGTATATCCATTCTTTTTGTTTTTTATTGACATCGTCATAATTCAGTTCATCTATTTGCGCTTGAATTTTATCAATCCTTTCTAGTAATTCCTTAGCCTTTTCACTGTTAATATCAACAAGCGCCATTTCTGCTTTTGCTTCCGCAAGAAGAGTCTGGAGACGCGCCTTAGCATACTTAACCCCAATATCATATAATTTCTTTTCGTAATCCTCTTTGCTTATTTCGCCATTTGCATATTGTTTTTTTATGATATTAGCTTCTTTCAAGGCGGATGTTTCCTGCTCGTTTACCACCTTGTCAGTATTTGCCTCAATCAACCCAATTCTTTTTTGGAGGTTTCGCATTATGAGAGAATTTTCCCGTTGCATGTACTTCATGCGTATCGCCACAACATCCTCTCCATTCTTTTCAGCGTCCTTTATTTCCGCATCACGCATCATATTATTGAGTTGTATTTGGAGATTAAGCCTTTTGTCTAATTCTTCATTCGAGTTTTCTCCAATGGAAGCCAATCTGTTTTCAAGATTTGTTTTTTCTATTTCAAGCAGTTCCTTATCGTATTTATCGTTTATTTCCGCAATGGCTTTTCCTTTCAGCGTTTCAAGATTTTTCCGAAGCTCTATTTCTTCGTCTGTCCTACCCTTTATCTCTTTAATCCTATCATCGTATTCCTTACTGATTTCAGCTATTTCTCTTTCTCTACCGTCAGCTATCAATTCTATTTTAGATTTGGATAAATCCTCTGTTATCTTCTTGATATATTCAGCGTATTCTTCCGCTTTCTTTTTTTCATCGTCATAAGCTTTATTATTTTTACCCGGGTCATTAACCAATGCTTTTACATTGATATTGTCAGCCATTCCCTTTAGGGTTTTATCATATTTAGATACTTCTTGCACAAGATTTAACCACGCATTATACGCTTTTTCGGCTTGTTCTTTTGATTTTTTAGACGCGTCCCCCAAGTTTGCAGTATTCCACGCCCCTTTTTTCTTGGCTTCTTCATAAGCCTGTAAGTCTTTTTCTGCGTCTCTCTGTGCTTTTAAATACGTGTTATATTGATTAGTCCTTTTTATCCAAGCTTCATATCTTTGTGATGCAATTTCTGTCATTTTATCCAATTGAGCCCTTGCAATAGCATTTGCAACAAGTTCTGTACGAAGTTCTTTATAAGATTTGGTTGCTTTGCCTGCAAGAATTTCCTCGTTTGACATATTTTCAAAATATGAAGGATATTTACTTCGCAACTCATCAATGGCAGCAATACGTTCTTGCATAGAACGTTTGTTGTCTTGCGTTGCTTTGTATAACAAATCCAGCTCTGTTCTTTCCTTAATACTATCAGAAACTCCCCTACGCCTTGCATTTGCCAAGTTAGTTTCCGCACTCGCTATTTCACTGATTGACTTCTTTGCCTTAAACAAACTCGCAACCCAATCTATAATCTCCGAACTATATGCAGACAATAATGTTATACCTATTACAAGTGCTGATTGCCAAGAAAATAAACTGCCAAGAAGTTGTTTCCATACCGGAACCGCAGTTTGTCCTTCGGATTTCATCCGCTTAAACTCTTCACTTGCTCTTTTTAATTCATCCACAAACATTGGCAAGTTGTTGGATATGGCAAGGAAGAATTGATTGAAACTCATTGTCAAAGACGGTAACTCTCGCAATAACTGCTGCGTCTGAACATTAAGCCCATTCCAAGAGGACGCATAATTACCTACATTCCTTTGATAATTCCCAAATTGAGAGTCAATTTCTTTCAACTTATTATTCAAAGCATTGGCTTGCGCTATCAAATTCTTCCCGACACTACTTTCCCGGTCAGCTTCACTCAACGCCTTATACCTTTTCTGCAATTCAAGCATGGCGGCATTCATTTCATAATAACTGCCGGAAGCTGAAATAATTGCCGTGGAATGATTTTTTATCAAAGCCGAATATTGTTGATTTTGCGCCATCAATTCAGTATGCCTCTGCTTTAATAGCGAAGACTGCTTTATATATTCAGACAAAGTTATTTCCCCATCTTTATAAGATTTTCCAAGAGCTTTAATATCTGCATCAATCTTTTTCATAGCCTCTTTATTGGCTATGGTATCAGCCGTCAACTTAGTAACTTCGCCATCATATGCCTGTACGGTGTCGATTATGGCGGCATAGTTCATATTTGCCGCCTGCAATTGAGTGGATGCCTGGCTTATTATATTACTTGCTGTTTGGGTGCTTTTAGCCGCATTATCCTGCGCCGAAGACACCCGGTTGGATGCGGAAGATAATCCGGCAAGCATATCACTTGCATTCTTGATATTTTTGGCGAACTGTTCGAACAAAAGGTTTAACTTTTGCAAAGATGACATTGAATTTAGTTGCTGGGATACTTGACGTAGCACGGTAAGTTGTTTTGCCTGAATAGATGCCATATTTTCTTGCGTCTTATTCAATTTCTCCAACAGCGAGGTATAATTACGTGCTTTTTGGGAAAGTTCATCAAATGTTTTGGGATTAGTTTTTACTCCTTGCGCCAACTCCTTAGCAAGCTCCACATAAGACCCTTTTGTACTATCAAATTCAAGACGGAGTTCCTTTAATTGTTGTACGGCTTTTTTGTCGACTAAATCGGTAATTATAAATTCGTTTGCCATAAGTCCTAATATTGGGTGTCATGCAACATCACATGGTGATACAAAGATATTGAATTATTTAGAATTTTCTAAATAAGAAAGGCAAAAATGAAAATCAGAAAAGGGAAGAGAAAAAGAAAAAGCCAGACATTACATCTGGCTTTATTATTTGGTAATAACCTAAGTAAGGCGATAAAACGGAATTATATATAGATATTTTTATTTACCAATCGTCATTTTCATTTCCCACCAGTCCGTTTTTAACCACTTCCTCAATCTTATCCATAATAACGTTTGAGTAGGCATGAGCCATAACCAATGCCTTGGAGGATGTTTTTTTTGCTTTATGCTTATCTTTTTCTGCGAATGGATAACACGTATCAATAGGCCATTTTTCTATATTTGTTTGCGGTCTTTGAGTTCCATCTGAAAATGCAGATATTATTCCACCTCCTATAACTTTTATAATATTATAATATTGAAGGGTATAAGTAATACGTATCTTAGTATCTTTTATGTCAACTTTTATAATAGGAGTAATACTCACCTTGTATCGGCTCATTCCTCCTAAGTGTTCGGATATACTATCCACAAACCCTTCTCCAATTATAGTTCCTAATTCCTTATCATTTAATTTTATTACAGAATTTGCGTCATTAAATGTTGCAGTAAACCAATAATTCAGAATTACATATAATTGTTCTTTTGTGGCTTTTCCACAATCTACTATTTGTGTATAGGTTAAAGAATTGTTTTTATCAAGAGTTAATTGAGATGAGAGCGTTTCTGCTGCTTCAACCCAACTATCCCCATATTTCTCCTTTGCATATTTTTCCAATTCCTCAGCCCTCATAACTTGGGAACTCATAGATATACAATAACACAACACAGTTAATAGCAATAAAATCTTTTTCATACAAATATCTATTTTTTAAGTTTTGTTTGCAAAGTAATTCCTAATAAATCATTTTGACAATATTTTTAACGGAAATCTTTGTAATTTAGACTGATTATAAATAGCTTATCACTTCTTTTTCCCAAATAGTTCAGAGTGGCTTCCAAGTTTAAGAAGCTCAATCTCCGTCTGTATCAAAAGATAATTATGCTTTATATGGTGTCCCATTTTCATAAAGAAATTCAGGAGCAATGTCCGCACCGTTTGCCCAAAATACTGTACCGTCAACCCCGTAACGCTCAAACTCGCTTTCATCTTTCAGTTCCTCGAAAGCCGGATATTTCAGGAGTGGCGTTAAATCTACTTTTCTTCTTTCTCCATTGTTGAACGTACACAAAAGAGTGTATTTACCCATATATTCAGCGGATTCTACTAATAGTATCATATCATTGTCTTTTTATCGTTTAACCTTTTCTATCTTCTCACCGTTTTGCGCCTTTTCCCAAATTTCAAGTAATTGCGCTTCGTGGGTGTCTATGTATTCATTTATCAGTCGGATAGTCTTTGCTGTTCCCTTACCTTCTACCATCCTATCTTTGATAGTGATAGTAAACCAGTTGCCACCGTCTTTAATGTGCAGGTGTGGTGGGTTGTGGTCTTGCCCGTACATGTATATCAGAATACCCCGAATAATGTCTATTGCGCTCATGCCTTTTCTGTTGTTGTTTTGAATGAGCCAAAATCTGTCGTATCAATAACCCCGGCATATTTACCGGAACGCGCTTCCTTAATGGCTGCAACCGTCTCTTCATTAGGTTCTGAATACATTGCATCCATCAAGGTGCTTTCTACAAAATTATTAAGGCTTCTGTTTGCCTTCTTAGCCTGTTCCTGCAAGATTTGCAATAAATCTTCACGCAAGCGGAACGAAGTTTGTTTTCTTACTACTGCTTCCATATTATTATTGTATTATATTGTATCGCAAATATAATACATTATATACCAAGAAGCAAACCTTTCTCTGATTTTCTTTGCACAAAAAAAGCCCCGAACCATAAGGAACGGGGCTGGAATGGTTATTTACTGTATTTATTCTTTAATTCTTCAATTTTAGATTGTGCATCTTTTAATGCAGTTGTCACGACTTCTGCATTTTTAACAAATACTGTGCTAGCAGAATATCTTTCAAGTTTCATAAACCAATTGGCTTTTCCTTTTGAAACATAATAGCCAATCTGAAATCCGTCTTCTGTTATGAATTTATTTTCTAAATAGTCAGGATTACTTTGAATGTCCGAATCAACTTCACTTACTAACCTATCAAGTGCTTTATTAATTTCAACTAAATCAGAATATTCTATCATTGCAATATGAGATACACTTCTTGATGTTTCAGGTTCTTCAATGCGGTAGAAATACGCATTATTTTGACTTCCTATAATTGTTCTAATTCCTGCTTCTAAAGAACCCATAAAACTTTTGGGAATATTAGACATTGTAACATCTACAAACTTTGTTATAGACCCTGTCTTAGAGGAAAATTCCTCAAATTTAGTTAATTTTTTAGATTCTTCATTGTTTTGCGAATAGCATACAAAGGGAATTATCAGCATTAAGATTATTAATACTTTTTTCATAATCATGTATAATTTTAATGTTAAACAATGTTATTTATATAATGGCAGCAAAATAACTGATAACTGTTTACAAATCCAAATAAATCCACATGTATCTTTACTTTGAAGGTAAAAAAGTTGTTTCCCCTTGCTTTTTTCAAAAATAGTTTGTATGTTTGTAACGTCAAAACATTCATAGGGGCGGCAAACTCCTATGGCTTCAATCATTGGAGTTGTTTTTTTGCCAATACATACCAAGTAGTATCATAAATTTAAGATATTGCACCTACCGAGTGGGGTAACGGAAACGTCCCCAAAATAATCCTATGGATGTTTTGACAGCTCGTAGTAGGTGCATTTTTTGTTATGTCAAAACATCCTATTCAAGTCCTAAGCGAAACAGAGCTGCTGGGGCACAAATTCACGGTTTACGGAACTGCCGAAAATCCGTTATTCCTAGCCAAAGAAGTGGCAGAAGTACTTAACTATTCTGAAAGTAATTCAAGTAAGTTAACCAACCTTGTAGAAAGCGATGAAAAGGTTCGTAACATTATTACGACCCCTGGTGGAAATCAAGAAGTTTGGCTGTTAACCGAAGATGGTTTGTATGAGGTCTTATTTCAATCCCGTAAGCCAATCGCCAAAGAATTTAAGAAAGGAGTTAAGGAAATCCTAAAGACCATCCGTAAGACCGGCGGCTACATCGCCACCAAGCAGGACGACACTCCCGAAGAAATCATGGCACGTGCTCTAACCATCGCACAAGCCACCCTTGCCAAGAGAGAGGAACGGTTAAAGCAGCTTGAAGCTGAAACCGAACAACAGCAAGTCACCATTGAGATTCAGACAGAGGAAATTAAGAAAGCCGCACCAAAAGTCAGTTACTACGACAACCACTTACAGAGTGTGAATACGCAGACGAGCACACAAGCCGCCAAGCAGATAGGAATGGATGCTGAAAAGCTGCACAAGAAGCTGAAAGAAATCGGAATCATTTACCGGCAAAGCGGGCAGTGGATATTACATGCACCTTATTCTACATGGGGGATGCACTCAACTCGTACACAGACGTACACACGTTCGGACGGTTCGACAGGAACAAGTGTATATACGGTATGGACTACCAAAGGTGTGCGTTTCATTATTGCTCTATATGAAAATGATTGGAACGTGAAGAAAGCCATCAAGCAGATAAAAGGAGAATTAGAACCCGCTGCGTAATCTAAAGTTTATAAACCAACTACTTGTGTTATCCGCATTTATGCGGACAGATATAACTATACCCAAAAATATATTGCCACATAACCAAGCATAGATGCACGTTGAGGTTTCGACCAACGTTCACGTTATGATACCCCGTCAGCAATACGGCTGGCGGGCAGATGGCAGGAATAATGACTAAAACAAATATTCATCTATTATGGAAATCAGCACAGCAATGATGCAACACATCCTCCGATTGACGGAAGGATATACGGATTTATTGAACGAACTTAAGGAAGTCAAGGCGGAACTTGCAGAACTCAAAGGAGAAAAGCCCAAGAAGCCGACAATTCATGAAACCAAATACCCACACATGAGTATAATAACCAGGAAATGATTGTATAAGGCGGGAGTTATCCCGCCTTTGTTCTGTTTTTAATATTTTTCAATTTAAAGGCAGAAAAATTACGGGGGTTATACAAAAAACAGTGTTCTTTTTTTAATATCAGAACCAAACATATTCAATCAGTTTCCCGTTGAACATTTCGCCTCTTGGGCAAAAATTGAAAACCCCGTCTTTCTCATAAAGGATATATACTTTCCCCTCCATCTTTGCGGCTTTTCTTGCAAGCGAACGCATCTTAGCTATATCTGCCATTCTCTTTTTGTTTTCACACGCACATCCCATTATAAACCGAATTTTCTAAAATAATCCGCAATGCCTTGCTTTATATGCCTTTCCATGAATGCCTTTCTCGCATAAGAACCGACCTTGTAAATCGCCTGTCCGTATTTCTTTTCTATATCACCGCTAAAGCTTATCCCCACACTTTCAATCCTTAGCCCCTTATCTATCGGTACGGCTGTAATAGAATCGTGAAATTCACCCGTAATTATCAGGTTTGGCGTCCCTTTTGAACTTACAGGAGCGTTTATCAGCGAAGAATACATAAGCGGGGCTACCCTTTGCTTGAAAGCAGCATAGCCTTTGGCGTTCTTATACCAATACCCTGCTTCTTTGGTGTTGAAGTACGGGTCATTAAGGTAAGTAGGGCGTAACGGTTTGTCATTTCCGTTAATACCTGACCATAGTTGTTCTACAATATATTGGGAAACTTCTTCTCTGTTTTTTACCATAATATCCCGTATCATCGGTTCAAATCCGGTAGCAAACCGTCTGAAATTTTCTTCTGCTTCAATAATGTTAGCCATAGTCAAGACAATTTAGGGGCGAATGAACGCCCCTAATTAAACGATACCACCATCATAATATACAATCATCTTTTTTCTGTCTTGCCGCACCGGAAGATGCTATATCATCGTAGATGGACGAAAGGGTTTTCTCCCTTTCTTCGGGCGGTCGGTCAAGAAAAAACACATTCTTATAAATATTTATGAAGTCCCTCTTCTTCATACTCTTTACCCTTTCTTCATTAAATGAGATTCCTTCGACTATCATGTCCAAGCCTCAATACCCGTAATTCCAGCTTCTTGCAATACAGAGGGAGATGCAAGTTCCGCAGTACCTTCGTTTATTGTTATAATGCCGTTTGCATAAGAAACATCTGTTGCATTGGGTAATGCAGTAGTTGCATTCTTTTGTAGCAACTCACCATAGTACTCCGTAATATCCAGCTTCCCGAAGTGCTCTATAAGTTTGTATTTTTTGTCTTCCGTTGATACCAAATCAACATAAACCAACCCTTTCAATGCGTCAACGACATCAAAATCATAAGCTCTCACATCCGCATTCTTGATATATTTCTCGTAATCCTTGAACATGGTTGCGATAGTCAAGTTGGCTTCTGTACCGGAAGAATCCCAATCCTGACCGCCCGGATAAACGCCGGACAGTGGAATGCCTGCCAAATCTTTCGTACCGTCATTCATTCCGTAAATGACGTTGTTCTCATCTACAAAATAAGCATCAAATGCCACATTCTTTGCCACCATGATGTTTGCTTTCAAGCTGGCATCGTAGTCCTGCAAAGTCCATACATCATTTTTAGCTGAATAGCTTGTGATTTTAGTAGGGCCGTATCCCGTAGCAGAAGTTTGAGCCTCTCCACCGGAAGGTGCATATTCCACAATCGTTTTGATAGGGAATATTCTTCCCGGACGGTCTGCATGGCAAGCCTTTTCAAAGGCTTCCGCTGTTTTCTCTGTAGGTATCTTATGACCGTGAATAGTCAGTATGATAGCTTTTATTTTACCGGGGTCAAGCACACACACGGAACTACCTGTATTAAAAGTTGCAACGCCCGGACACTTTCTATAATCTGTTGCCATAACATTTTACTTCTTTAATGGTTAAATTTACATTTTTCATCTCGATAGCATCAATAAAATCACTGAATGGCTTCCCGTCTTCTCCTATAACTCCAACCCTGCCATATCTGTAGTTTTCAATGTAGGAATGTGGAACCACATCATTGTAACTACGGACAATGTTTATGTCTTTCTTGATTTCATCCAAGAAAAGATTGTATATAGGTCGCAATACCTGCTCAAAGGAAGTTTTTTGCCGGTCTTCATTCGAATACCCTTTCAAAGTGTTTACCATAATAATAAACTCCAGGCTAACCTCTGTCTCGGCAGAACTTCTATCTTCCGTGAACGGAGAATAAAGACATATTATAGGAAACTTCAATTTACTTGTCTTGGGGCTTTTACCCCATAAAGTTAATTGATTGCTTATGTAGGCCCAGTCTCCGAATAAAAACGACACATTGCTTCCGTATCTTTTCGATACCTTTTTTACAATGTCCGCAAATATATCATTTACCGGCTTCATATTCCCATACAGTTTATTTTACGCAACATACATGGATTGAAACATACACCAGCATATTCCTTTCCTTGCAAAAGTTTATAAACACGCTTGTTCATATTTACCATATCATTCCATGCCCTAATTTGCAAAACTTGTGGAGAAACAGCATCTCCATCGGCAGAGGTTACTGTTCCAACATTTGTTACGCTGTAATTACCGTCCGCTATATACTTGAAAAATATATAGCAAGCAATAGGGCTGTATTTTTCTGATAAAATAGCAAGCAGCCTATCCCATTTATCATCAACGCCATCTTCTTTTGAATTAAGATAATCGGTAAAAGCCTTACACATATCCTCACCAAGTATACGAATCAAATATTCCTGTTCATATACGGAAATATATGATTCTATTTTGCCCAACTCCGCATCTCTTGTTATAGAGGGAGCGCCAGTGTCAGGATTTATCCCGACACTCAGCAACCCGGTGAAAGATTCGTAGTCAATTATCATACCGTATCTTTTTTCGCAGATTTACGTTTAGTGAACAACTCCTCGCAACCCAACGCTCTGGCATCATTAATCAGTTCGTTTGTTGCTTCAATTTTACCCTCGGCATAAAACTTGCTCGCAAGAGCCATTCCGACTGAAACTTCATCGCCTGTTTTATACTTCACACCATCCTTGACAAATGTTACATTATAACGCTTAGTCAGGTTTATTCTATATTCTTTTCCCATAATTATTCTCCTTATGCTTCTTGAGTGATACCTTCTATTACAGTAGAGAATGTGTCCTTTACAAATGCGGTCTTATATTGCGACTTGATATAACACATCAGCCTCTTCTCTGCGATTACAGTCACGATATTCTTGCGGAAATCGTCATTCTCCCATCCTAAGGTAATAGACAATTCCCACAAGTCACGAATGTTCAAGTATGAGAAATCACCCATGATGAAATCTCCTTGTTTTACTGCTGTGGTCGTTTCTACACGCAATCCCTGAATCAATTCATCTCCATATCGGAATGGGCGGAGATATTGACCGTTAGCATCCTTAGCCAACTGCATGGACGCGTAATCCAATGGGTTCATCAGTACAAGGTTCGGACGATAAGCCATTTCGCTGGTGGATACAATTTGCGAATATGCAGCCACAAGAGCATCAAACATATTTGGCTTCTCAACATAGAAAGTAGAGAGAGAGAATGCCGGCATATCCGATGCAACGCCTTTTATTTCTCCACTAGAGCCATTGCCTGACAAAATTCCCTGCTCTTCTTTGATTCCAAGTTTATTTACCATTTCCGTTTCAACTTCATTGACGAAGCTGGGAAAATCCGACAGCGTTTCCTCTGTAAATTTAGCAGCAATAGCCACTTTGGCAGCGGTTATTGTTTTTTCTGTCAATGTCGCATCCATCAAAGGCTTTAGCCCACCTTCAGGAACCCATGCAGCATCTCCGTCCTTGCTTGTATATTCCGCATAAACCAAAGCCCTATTATTTGTGCTTGATACATTTGCATATTTTCTAATGACGGTTTGCGCTCTCGGATTGACTGATAAATTTGGGTCAACCTCAAGTCCGTAATGCGGAGCAAGGGACCCGGAAGTAATAGTTGCAGCGTCTTTCTTTTCCAGCACAAGATTTAATCCCAACTTATTGCCGGGAGCCGACTGACAAGCCGATTTCAAATCAAGAGACATAACGCCCTTCTTGTCCGCAGCAATATACTCCTTGAGCTGTTCGTGTAGCTGCTCATAAACAGATTTAATCTTTACCTCCCCGTTTTTACCTACTTCGGTAGAAGCCTTTACACGTAAAATGGCATTCTCCAATTCATTAACCTTCTCCTCAAAAGTCTTTTTGTCAATGCCGGCAAAATCCTTTTCCTTGATGTCATTTATGGAATCAGCGGCATCCTTTATGGATTTACGCAAATCTTCCAATTTCACTTCATCCGCAAGATAGCCTTTCACTTGTTTTTCAAAGGCTTCTCCCATTTTTTCGTCCAAAGATTCAAAAAACTTCTTGTTTTCTTCGGACAAGCCGGATGTGTCCATAAGTTCTAAAAATCCTAATTTCATACCGATTTTAGTTTTAATAAATTACATAATGATTTTTCTTCCGTTTTGCCATTACTGCCGGCTTCCATCCCTTTGGGTGGAGCAGGTATAACACCGTCCGGCCTAAAAGATGCAAGTGACATTGCTTTGGCTATAATTTTTTGCAAACACTGTTGCTTGGTTGTACTCATATTTTTACATAACAAGGAAATTTCACCGCTTAAATCCTTATAAGCGTTTTCGTAGTCTTCAATTGACTTCAACCCCAAATACTCAGTTTCTCCATTACAGCCAATTGATACTACCGATATTTCATACAGCTTAACCTCTCTAACAATCAGAGCTTGTTTTTCGTAATCCCATTCGCAATTCTCCCATACATATTCATAGCCAATAGAGAATTGATTAAGCGTGCCTGACTCAAGTTGTTTTATGGCCCTATCTCCAAGTTCAATCTCATCTATGCGCGCCTCAAAATAAAGCCCTCTATCATCTTCTTTCAATTCTGTAATAAATCCCAAAGGCTCTGACATGTCGTGCATCCAAAGGAGTATAATTTTGTCATTTGCCTGGCTTTGCGGCCCTCTTTCATTGATACTTTTTGAAAAGCAACCTTTCAATAGAATATCATGAGCCTTATCCATGTTTCCGAATACAGCAGCGTATCCGCTGATAGTCCGGCTTTCGGGGCTATATTGGACATCCTTCGAGTTTATGGAGAACAATTTATACTGCATCCCCATCTTATCTTTGTATTTATTTGTCATTGTTTCCATTTTCCTTACTGTTATTGACGTTATTTTCAACAGATGCACTGCTTGCTGCACTGCTATCAAAATCTCCTTTTGGATTATCCGGGTCAATATCTATGTATTTTGCAACTTCTATACGCGCCTCATCATGTGTTATCAAAGACTTATCTATCAATCTCTGTAAGGCATCAGCAACTTTAACCAAAGTATTGGCTTCTGTCTCCTTATTGGTTTGAAGGCATTCAACATCTGTAAAATCAATCTTAATAAAAACACCTTCCGGACATATGGCTTTTGAAAGACATTCTGCTATCTTTCGGCTATCTGGAATGATTACGTCCTGATAAGCCTTTTTCCCGGCACTTTCAAGGTTGTCGTATTTGGCGTCCGTAAAAAGATTGGCATTTATACCCATTGCATTGGCAATCTTATCTGTACACCTCTTATCCTCTTCATGAAGTTTTAATTCATCAGCATTAAAATCAAGAGGAAGCCATCCTAATTTGTAACGTGTCACCAAAATGGGATATTCCTTGTTTACTAAGCCATAATCACGTTTAAATCTGTCCTTTATATCCTTTTCATCTTCCGAGGAAAGGGCAACATTTCCCATCTGGTCAGTATAATCATTATAGAGCACGCCTTTAGGACCACCATTTACAAGCAATGTATGGCTTGCAGACATAGAAGCTACCCAGTTTGATATAGGCTGAGAAAGGCTATCTGAAACGGACTCAAATTTGACATCAGCAGTCGTACCGCTATTTATTACTATATTGCTGTCATATATTACAAGGTATTCATAATCCTCCAACTCTAATCGAGTTCCGTTACAGTCTATATATACACTTGATATAATATTTTTCAGTTCGTATTGGCGAAACACCTTACCGGTTCCTTCCATATGGAAAATCTCAGGTGGAATTATCCACATTGCCTTAGGAGTGCTTGTTTTTGTCGCTCTAACAAGAACAATTGGACAATAGCCGAATACCTTAAGACATATTTCAATTTGCTTTACAAATGAAGAGAATGTTTGCAGCGGATTGGGAGCGTTGAGTATATTACGTATATCGGCAAATGTCCTTTTTTCATTTCCATCCTTATCTACCACATAAGGAATACCACGGGACATCATAGAACCGATTTTATCAACTACAGTGAAGAAAGGCGTACAGGAAACAAGCGCTCCGGCTTTATCCAAATTGTCAGTCATGTCATAATATACTTTCCATTTGGAACGCCTTCCAAACAAATCGGACAAAAACCAGTAGTTTCCTGCTGCATCTCTTTCTACCCGATTTACATTATCATACATCGGAATAGACTTTTTATTCTCTGGCTTCCAAAATTTAGTAAATATGCCCATATACAAAGCAGGAGTGACAGCAAATTAATGCGGCCACTCCCATATATTTAGTGTTTTAGTCCATTAATACGGTTGCGTGCAACTTCACACGCTTGTAGTGACCCTACGTGTGCAAATATACATATTATTTAGACTAATTCCAAATAACAAACATCATTTTTATGATTATTTTTTTGATTTTCTTTTTACTCTATCCGCTATACAACACAATACATACATTGCTTCATAGACATCTTTGCCGTCATAGTCCATTAGATTACGCATAAATAAGGACATTTTATTATCCCTCTTGAATTTAAAATCTCGAATTAGCCCCTTAAATGCTTCAATATAAGAAAGTTTTCCTGTATTTTCTTGCCTTGCCCACACATCACCTATTTCAGCCCTATAATCGCGTATATAATGAAGCATTGCCTGCGAAGTCTCGATGTTTACATCGGCACCAGCGACCAGCGCGGCGATTTCTTTGATGGGAATCAATTCTCCTATATACGCATCGTCCACATATATTGTATCATGTACAACATACGCTTTCGCATACAGAAAACGCCCATTAAGCAGTGGATGTATTTCTACAATTGGAATGCCGGAAAATGCGACTGTCGCAGCCTCATAGCTGTCATATTCAAAATCTCCGCGTTTTTCTACGGTTCCGGTAAGAGCATCTGCCCCATCATCATGTGCGTTTTTCCCGAACTTCCTAAAAGATTTTATCTCTGCATAAAACTCAGGAAAGAGCACTTCCCAACCTTCTGGCATATATGTAAGATTCATAACCTCAGCGGAGTGGGTAAATATTCGAACTTCCTTATTTCCCGACTGATGAAACCATTTTATTTCTGTTTCATTATTGCCCATTATGCGTGATTGCCGCTCTACGTTTCGGGCAAAACCACGTCCACCGTTATTGCTTTCGATATTAGCCACGGTTATTCCGTCCTTAGCAAGCATGGTTGCAACTTTCGGCTCCGTAACCTCCATAGGAGCGTCCGTATATAGTATGCTTAAAACAAAGTTGCCTATTTCTGTATCCACATAATCTATGGAACATAATCTGTCACTGCCCGTATCTGCGGTATCGGTATAATTTTTCCGAATGGCACGGTTGGTATATGGTATTTCCCTATAAGTCTTGAATGTACCGTACATAAGACCTTCTATAGGTGTAGGGTTCTGCATATATTGTGTTTCAAAGACGAATGGATTTATTCTATTAAGATTATGCAATTCATCCAATGTGTGTTTAAATTCCCACAAAGGAAATTCTTTCCCGTCCGCTTCTTTTTCTATGACCGGCAATGAAAGAACAGTCCATTGCCCTGGCTCTGTTTTCATAAGATAGCCGCACAAATCATTCTCATGCAGGCGCTGCATGATTATTACAATCGGGGTATTTCGGCTGTTCACTCGGTTACGGATAGTAGTTTCAAAGCGTTGGTTAACCTTTTCCCTTTTCACGTCAGACAAAGCATCCTCCGGCTTAATAGGGTCGTCTATGACAATGGCGCCGGAAAACCTTGCCCCCTTTAATATGCTATCTATTTCTTTTTCTGTTTCTTTATCATCTATATCGTCCACCTCTCCAGCGCCAAATCCCGTTATCTGTCCACCTGTTGACACCGCATATACACCACCGCCAGCAGTGGTACTCCACTTCTTTTTGCTGTCTGTTCCTCTCTTTATCTGGACATACGGGAACAGCTGTTGATACTCTTCTGATTTAACTATGTCTCTAATCTCTTCTGAATTATCGTGAGCCAAATCGTCAGAATATGAGAGATGGACAAACTTTGAGGAAGGGTTGAGTGCCAATCCGTATGATATAAAGTTCTTTACGGCTAATTCGGTCTTTCCATATCGTGGTGCAATATTGATTATCAGTTTTTGAATTTTTCCGGAAATAACATCATCCAACGCATTACATATGCGTTCATGGTGTCTGCTCACCACAAATTTGCGCCCTGTTTTACTTTTAAAGAAAAATTTTGTGTAATTGAGAACGCCCGACATACAAAATGCTTGTAGATACCGTACACCGTCCATCATAGCCTTTCTATCAGTTTCTTTGCATCCTCGACACTTATGGGTTTGCTGGTATTCATCTCTATTTCGGTAGGCTCATCAAACCCAAGCATTTTACATATACGCTCAATAGCCTTTATCTTATCATAAAGTTCTATCTTCACATATTCAACATCTACAATTTCCGGAGCATCACTTGTTCCGATATTTTTTTTCAATATTTTGGTGGATATGCTTTTTATTGCCGATTTCTCTTTGTCAGAGAGTTCATCAAATTCTTTACGCTCTATCCATGTATTGTGCATGCTGGCAATGGATGAGAAAGCTATACTGGACAATTCTTGTAGAATGCGTTCTTTAGTTATGTCTGATTTGTTTTTTTGTTCTTCCTGCAACTCTTTAACCCTTTGGGCTACATTTGGGTTAGACAACAATTTGCAAGATTCTTCCCACACTTGTTTGTCTCTCATCTTCTCGCACGAATAGGCACGACGATAAGCATCGGAAGCATTGCCGCTTTCGATGTAGTAGTTGCAAAAATTCTCTTGTTTGATTGTAAGTTTTTTCATGTCTTTTCGTCAGTATGGGAAGCATGCCACTTGACATGCTTTCGCAAAGATATGTAATTATTTGGAATATCATACCTATCTATCCGAAATAACTGGTATAATTATCGAAAATATTTATCTCCCCACTTCCTTATTACTTCTTAAAAACATTTACATAATCGATAACTTTCCGATTAGCTTTATCTACTTTTCGCATGTCAAAATGGATATAGATGTCAGTCGTTGTGCTGTTCGCCCAACTATGCCCAAGCGCGTGGGCGATTACCTCTTTGGGGACATCGAGCTCTGCCGCTACCGTGGCCCATGTGTGTCTTGATATATAGAATATAAAAACAAAACACAAGAAAAATGCAATTATTGCACAATATATCAATGTATATCAGGTTTTTATAAAAAGAATGTAGAATTGCATTTATTGTTGATTTTAGCCATCGATAGTGTTATTTACAGTTTTTATGTTACTATTTTGTTGTGCAAAAAAGCACCTGTTTTCGATTAAAATCACTATCTTTGTAGAAGAAAATAAGCAATTCAAGTATATGGCTCGTACCAAGAAAATAGAATCAACCCCTGTACGCATCCGGTTCAAGGAACTGGAAAATGGAAACAAGTCTATCTATCTCGATATTTACTACGAGAAGAAGAGGCGGTATGAGTTTCTGAAATTGTACCTTATCCCAGAGAATTCCTCGGAAGCAAGAAAGCAAAACAAGCATACAATGAAAGCTGCTGATGCAATAAGGGCACAACGTATTCTTGAAATATCGAACAATAGAACACCCGTAACCATTTCAGAAAAGGCAAAGGTTTTACTGGTTGATTGGGTAAACGAGTATAAGAACAGAAGTATTCAACAAGGAAAGACATCATCAGAAAACCATGTGCATTCAGCCTTAAAACAATTGCGGAAATACAATGCCAAAGCTCGTTTGTGCGATGTGGATAAGGATTTCTTGGATGGCTTTGTTGAATTTATGAAAGGGCAAAAAGCAAGGCGTACCAAAGTTCCTTTTGCCAAAAAAACCATATCCAATTATCTTGGGGTTATCATTACAGCCTTGAATATGGCAGTTGATGATGATGTGTTGTCTGTAAATCCCGGATTGGCTATTGACAGGAAAGCCATTTGCGGTGAAGAAACTCCACGCGAGTATCTGACTATTGATGAAGTCCGCAAGCTCATAGAAGCGGATGCACCAAGAGCAGATGTGAAAATTGCATTTTTGTTTTCCTGTTTCTGTGGATTACGGTTAAGTGATGTCCGTGCCTTGCAATGGAAAAAAATCATTGAAGATAACGGGAATATTCACATGGAGTTGCGACAAAAGAAAACTGGTCGGATGCTGTACTTGCCACTCAACAAGCAAGCGCAAGCCTATCTGCCTCACACTAAGAGAAGTGCTGAAGATTATGTATTTTCTCTGCCTTGCACTTCTACCATTGATTTACAGTTGAAGAAGTGGGCCCAAAATGCAGGAATCAATAAAAAACTGACCTATCACATGAGTCGGCATACTTTTGCAACAATGGAGCTTACCATGGGGGCAGATTTATACACAACTAGTCAGTTACTTGGTCATGCCGATGTGGAAACAACACAAGTTTATGCGAAAATCATAGATGCTAAAAAAGAAGCCGCTGTATTACTAATAGATTCTCTATTCTAATATTTATAGTCAAACAGAAATATATTGCAAATTTTGCATGTCGCAATTATCTGTGTATCAGTCATAGCAGAAAGAAATTTTTCGTAATTCAATTCTGTTTGACCATGACAATCTTATTTCTATTTTTAAATTATACAGTATGTATTGTTTAATTAAAAATACTGTGTATATTTGCATTTTGTAGAAACAGCCTCTTTATGTCTGTTCCTCAGAAAGCTATGTTATCCATTATTGTATAGTAACATTAATCAAGATAACAAAATGCAATTAATCTTTTCATGAATAATAGTACAACAAAGGTATATGGCACGTACGAAAAAGCAAGTTAAAGTAAAGGAACCTGTCCGTTTACGTTTTAATGAACTCAAAGATGGCAGGAAGTCCATCTATTTGGATATTTACTACAATGGCCGGAGAACTTACCAGTCATTGAAACTCTATCTTGTACCAGAAACGGATGTGTCGGCGCAAATCCAAAATGCCAACACACTCGCAATAGCCAATGCCATTAAGACCGAAAAAATTTTGGACCTGACCAACAAGATAGCAGGTATCACAGACCGTTCGTATAAAGCGAATATGCTTTTCACGGACTGGATGAGAGTTTATCGGCAAGATGTGGAAAAACGGGCTTCGGCATCTGCACTTATTTGGGTAGATCGGGTAACTAATGAATTGGAGAAGTACGATAACAGTGTTACCCTTGCAGAAATAGATAGGGATTATATTATGAGATTTCTCAGCCATTTACTAGATAGACCTGCACTCACACGTGACCATAACCAACTGGCCAAAAATACGGTTTTCCTCTACCTCTCTTATATACGGGCTGCACTGAATTATGCAGTTAAGGAGAACCTGCTCCAGTCAAGCCCATTCAAGAAAATCAAACGGGATATGCTTTCAGGTTCGGAAGCCAAACGTGAATATCTTACAGTAGAGGAAGTAAAACGTCTTATTGCAACTCCTTGCCGTCGGGATGATATGAAGGCTGCATTTTTGTTTTCCTGTTTTTGCGGTTTGCGCATTATGGACATCAAAAACTTGTGTTGGAAACACATTAGTAAAAACGGGAACAGGTGGCAGGTAGAAATACGGCAGTATAAAACCGGCGCATTGTTGTATTTGCCATTGAACATGAATGCACGGAAATGGATGCCGGAACAAGGGGATGCTTCTTCTGAAGACCGTGTATTTCCCAAGTTGAGTATTTGGTATAAAAGCATACTTCGCGATTGGGCCACAGATGCCGGAATAGAAAAGAAATTTTCATTCCACGTGGCGAGGCATACGTTCGCAACGCTGGCCTTGACCGCAGGGGTTGACATCTATACGACAAGTCAATTATTGGGTCATGCCAATATCAGACACACTCAGAGGTACGCACAAATCATCAATTCTAAGAAAGACCATGCCATCTCCCTTTTGGATGACGCATTTATCCAATAACTTAAAACAATAGATTTATGAAGCGTAACCGTAGAAATGATTGCCTTTTTTTAAAACAAGAGATTGGCAAACAAGCCGCACAAGAGTGTCGGAAATGAACGTGATGAACTTTTTGCCTTGCTGAAAGAAGCCTCTTTTACTTATCGGAAGGAAGTTATCGGTGAGAGTAAATTGTATGAACTGTATGTGGAGGATTTTCTGAACGGTCATTATTATAGTGACCACCGGGATGCCGCCGGGAAAAACCGACATCGGAAAAACATCGGTATTCTCAGAGGAATACTGACAAAACGTAAAGACCTTGTGGAGCTATTCTTCTCCAATATACTTTTTGCTCCTAACCGCATGGATGAGTTGCTTCGTCTGTTCAACACAACGAAAGCATCCTCCGGTCTGAAAGAAGAACCGGATAAGCCACGCCCTGAAACGAACCTTCCTGCCTTGTCTTTGGGTAGCTTTTTGAATGACAATCAACTGAGCCTCATTGCGCATTGTGCTAATGAGGCTCAACTTTTCACTACCCCTGTGAATGCAGGCATACTGCGTTCTCTTTTGGAAGGCACGTTGCATCAGCCGTTGAAGTCTGCCAATAACCGGTTGGTAGCTTTCTTTTTCGACCGGTTATGTCACCACCGTCTCATTCTCGGACGTTGGGAACATCTGTTGGAACAGGCCGGTTCCATATTGGGTTCCAAAGACGGCCGTCCGCTCAAACACGGCCAGTATTCCAGTGCACTTAGTCTTGCCAAGAGCAATCCAAACAGTATGCAGGAGGTAATCAGCCAATGCGTACAAGCTGTCAGAGAAATGACAGAAAGAAACACAACGGATAACAAGTGACACAGAAAAGGATAACAGTTCGGATAACACTTCCGAACTGTTACTCTCCTTTTTACAAGCATTGAAAAACACATATCTACCTTTGCCCCGAAGCGATAAAGTTTCGGGGTATCACTCCCCCATGTCTAACTCAAAAAAGAATACAAAATGAACCAACAAGAAGAAAGAAACTGTGTAGCGGTGTCCTGTTCATCATGTTTCCTGAAGCTTAGTATGCTCCAGAAACAAACGGAGAAGATTGAAAATATGCTGTTTTGCATCAAGAAAACACTCAATTTCAAAGAAGCCTGCCTGTATATGGGGCTGTCGAGAAGCCAGTTGTACAAACTTGCCAAGAACGGGCATATCCCCCACTACAGACCGTCCGGTAAACTGTTGTATTTTAACAAGCAGGAATTGGACGAATGGCTCTGCCGGAACCAAGTAGAAGAAACCGAAAAAAACTGTCCAAAGGAGATGCCGGACAGCATGAATGAATGTGTTGAACCCGATAAACAATTTGCATCATGACAGAAGCCGGATTTCTTGAAACACTTAAACGGGTAGAAGATGTGGCCGTCATCCTGACCCGAATGGAAGATATAAACGTAGTATTGGGCAAGATAACCACCATTGAAGCCTTCATTGATCGTTTCGGGACGCTTGAAGCCTTGATAGAGCGTTTTGAAAGCGTGGAGAATCAACTCTATTACCTGAAAGATATGCTGAATATTGATGAAGCCGCCAAATACCTGAATATCTCCAAAGGGCATATGTACCGGCTTACCTCCAACCGTGACATATCCTACACCAAACCGAATGGCAAGAACATCTTCTTTGAAAGGAAGGAACTGGATGAATGGAAACGGCGCAATCCAGTCCTTTCACAAAGGGAACTGGAAAGACAGGCTGCTATAATGACCGCCCATGACCACACCGGCAAGCCCAACCATAAAAAGAAAGGGGGAAAGCCATGATACCGACCCACCTGCTTCAAACCGGAAATGACATAGATCGTTCGGTTTATGAACAAATCCTGCAATTCATCCGCCTACGTGTCACCGAGACCTACGCTTTTCCGCCGGAAATTGTCCGTGTCGATGACATAACCATTGCCACGCTCGGCAACTTCAGTGCTTCGGTCGGTAAGCCCAAAAGCAAAAAGACTTTCAACATCACGGCAATTGTGGCTGCAGCGTTGTCGGGCAAAAACGTGTTACGCTACAACGCACATTTGCCGGAAGGCAAGCACAAGGTGCTTTATGTAGATACGGAACAAAGCAAATGCCATTGCCACAAGGTGCTTGAACGCATCCTGAGACTGGCCGGGCTACCTACTGACCGTGAAACGGACAACCTCGAATTTTTCATGCTGCGGGAATACAGCCCCAAACAACGCCGACAGATTATCAACCATGCGCTGGCTTCCGATCCGGGTATCGGTTTTGTTGTCATTGACGGCATCCGTGACCTCCTGTATGACATCAACAGTCCCAGTGAGTCTGTTGATTTGATAAACGACCTCATGCGCTGGTCAAGTATGCACGACCTCCATATCCATACAGTATTACATCTGAACAAAGGAGATGACAATACGAGAGGACATATTGGCACAGAACTGAATAACAAAGCGGAAACCATTCTGCAAATCACCAAGAGCCAGTTTGACGGTAATATCAGTGAAGTAAAAGCCATGCACATTCGTGAAAAGGAGTTTGAGCCGTTCGCTTTCCGCATCAATAACGATGCCTTGCCTGAACTGGTGGGAGAATACTCGTTTACACAAGAGCGTAAGGGCTTCTGCGAATCCATTTCCGATGTACAACACGCCCAGGCTCTCAGGCTGGCATTCAGCGAGGGGGACATAACCGGATACAGACCGCTTATCAAAGCGCTCCAACAGGGATATACCGAAATCGGCTTCAAGCGTGGCCGGAACATCTGCATTGAACTGAACAAGTATCTGATGGGGCGTGGCATTATCGTGAAACAGGATAAGAGCTACCATTACAATCCGAAGGTGCTGGAGTATAGCGGCTGTACCTCCGATAAAGAGGTTTAGTTTAACGTCGGTGTATATATAAGATAAACTTTATTAAACCCGAATAGAAACACAAAAGTTATTATGAACATAGCCCAGACCAAACAAATAGATATTGTGGACTTCTTGAAAGCAATCGGTTGTTTCCCTACAAGGGAAACCGCTTGTGCGGCATGGTTCCGTGCCCCGTATAGGGAAGATATGACACCTTCATTCAAAGTCAATAAAAATCGGAATATCTGGTATGATTTCGATGCGCCCATATAGGCTACACAATAAATATCTCTATGGCAAGAGATTAGGTTAGAGTTCAACAGACCTATCCTCAACGACTTAGCTGGAGGAGAAATCCAAAGGTGACAAAAGCATGTCGGTAAAGTCATTAGTCAGCTAAATACCAAGCTGCGACTGCATGGCGAGAGGAAAAGACAGACACAAGGATGAAGCCTGATTGGTTGAACGATAGTTCTGCTGCACACGTACCAGCCCCGACGAAAGGTATTTGATTCACGTCGGGCTGAAGCACCCCATGTAAACCGAAATTACAATGGAGCAGGAGCTGGCTTCAGAGCAACCACAATAAGTGGAATAGGAACGTAAGTCGCATCCGACAGTCTGCCGAGCCAAACAGTTATTGTGAAAGCAAATGGGGATTCCCTAAATCAGAATGCCGTAAGGCTATGGGCATAGGACCCTGAATATCTGACATGGGAACGGAGCTTCCGTAGTAGTCCGAGCAAGGGAAAGCCTTGTACATGGCGAAGGGAAGCAGTTAGATAACTTAATACAAATAATGGAAAATGTGTGAGACATTATGAGAAGTCCTGAGCAAGTATTAAAAGCTTTAAACAAGCATGGTAAAGTTTCGGATTACAAGTTCGAAAGGCTGTACCGTATCTTATTCAATGAGGAGATGTTTCATGTTGCTTACCAGCGTATTTACGCCAAACCAGGCAATATGACACCCGGTACGGATGGGAAAACCATCAATCGGATGAGTCTTCAAAGAATAAACAAAGTCATTGCATCTTTGAGAGATGAGTCTTACAAGCCTAATCCGGCAAAAAGGATATACATACCCAAGAAAAACGGTAAGAAAAGACCGCTTGGAATTCCTTCCTTTGAGGACAAACTTGTACAGGAGGTGGTGCGCATGATTCTTGAAGCCGTCTATGAAGAGGTGTTTGCAAACACCTCACATGGATTCAGACCAAACAGAAGCTGCCATACCGCATTGACCCATATCCAAAAGACATTTACAGGTACAAAATGGTTTGTGGAAGGAGACATTAAAGGATTCTTCGACAACATAGACCACAATGTATTGATTGCAACTTTGCGGAAACGGATTGCCGATGATAGATTTCTAAGGCTTATCCGCAAGTTGTTGAATGCGGGATATATTGAAGACTGGAAGTTTCATAATACAAACAAGGGAACTCCACAAGGCGGTAATATCAGTCCTATACTGGCAAACATTTATCTTGATAATTTTGACAAGTATATGGAAGAATACGCCCTACGCTTCAATAAGGGAAAAGAAAGACACATCACCAAAGAATACAAGCAACTTAGCGATAAGATGCAACGCATCCTTAAAAGCATCAAGAACATACAGGATGCAGATGTCAGATTACAGCTTAGGGATGAGTATGAGAAACTGAGACGTGAAAGGCAAAAGATTGAGAGCAGAGACAGTATGGATGAAACATACAGAAGGCTTCGATACGTAAGATACGCAGATGATTTCCTCATTGGTGTTATCGGAAGCAAGGCAGAGTGCGTTAAAATCAAGTCGGACATTACCAAGTATATGGAAGAAAACCTCAAGCTGGAACTGTCACAGGAAAAGACATTGATAACAAACGCACAAAAGCCCGCGAAATTTCTTGGCTTCGATGTTTCAGTCCGTAAGTCTGATGCTATCAAGCGGGACAAGAACAATGTGCCAGCCCGTTATTACAACGGTAAGATAGTCCTAAAGGTCGCCATAGAAACGGTGCGGAACAAACTGGAAGAATACAGCGCCATCAGATACAAGGTAGAAAATGGCCGACAAGTTTGGTTTGCAAAGTTCAGAGGCAATCTTATGAAGAAGAAAATCGAGGACATAGTGGCGGCATATAACTCTGAAATCAGAGGGTTCTACAACTACTACTGCATTGCCAACAACGTGGCATACGCGCTCTCAAAGTTTGGATACATCATGGAGTACAGTATGTACCATACCATTGCAGGAAAAACCAATAGCACTGTAAGCAAAGTCATTGACAAATATAAGGTTGGGAATGACATTATAGTGCCATATCAGGATGCAAAAGGTAAATTACGGTACAGGAAATTCTATAATGAGGGATTCAAACGTAAACCACCAATGTACTATACGGAGGTAAACGACTTATCCTACACAATCGCAATTCCACAGCCGACACTTACTGAGCGATTGGATGCGAGAACATGTGAATTATGTGGAAAAGTCGGACCTGTAGTCATGCGTCATGTCAGAAAGCTAAATCAGCTTAAAGGAAAAACTGAATGCGACAGGCTGATGCTTGAAAAGCATAGGAAGACATTGGTTGTCTGTGAAAAGTGTTATGCCAAAATACACAGCCATGCTAAATAAAGTCATGTTATCAACGGAGAGCCGTATGCGTGGAGACATGCAAGTACGGTTTGGGGGCAGGTACGGGAAAACCTACTGCCGAAAGGCAGTAAGGCGTTCTGTACCGAGCCTACG